TGTCAGTATGGTGCATCCAAAAGGCAAGTTTCAAATTAGTAAGCATGTCACAGAATCGTTTTGGCACGCGTATTGCACGGACATCTTTAATGATGAAAAAACAGAGTATGGGCTGGCTGAAAAACCGCAGTCGTTCATCCCCGTCTTGGTTGATATCGACATTAAGGTTGAATTTACCGAAGACAAAGATGTGACGTGTTTATATACCGAATACCAGCTCGAAAATATAGTACGAAATTATCAAGACGTTCTTAAAAATATTCTGCTTGAATGCAAATCAGAACATCTTTATTGCTTTGTTTTGGAAAAACCGGCATATAAAGTGGAGGCCGGAGGCAAGGAATATTTAAAATCAGGATTGCACCTCCATTTCCCCTATACTTTTCTTACAAAAAATGATCACGAAAATCATTTGTTGCCACGCGTGCGAAAGCAAGTCAACAAGGATCAGACGTTTAAATCGCTTGGGTTTGAAAAGTCGGGTGATTTAATTGACGCGTGTTATACACGCAACCCGTGGCTTCTTTACGGCTCCAAAAAAAGCGAGGGGATGCATTCGTATAAACTTACAAAGATTTACAACGAAGAGCGCGATGTTATTACGTTGGAAGAAGCATTAAAAACGTACAAGATTTATAGTGCCGAAGAAACCGAGATTTCGTTGGAGGGCAATCACCGTTTTTATTTGCCACGCGTTCTTAGTATTATTCCATGGCAACGTCAAGTGTGCGAATTGCGTGCCAATTTGCCAAGCCCTGTGCGTGTCGATGGCACGTCAGAGAAGAAACGTGTGTTTAAAACCCAAAATTTATCAGAGTCGCTTAATAAGGCCAAAACATTGCTTGGCATGGTCGCCGATTTTCGGTCGGAAGCGTACGCCGATTGGTTGCAAATTGGGTGGACGCTTTACAACATTTCCGATGCGTCGGCGGAAGGGTTAGAGTTGTGGCTGGAATTTAGTGCACGGTGTGCGGAGAAATTCGACCAAAGCAATTGTATTAGTCTCTGGGAGAAAATGGAGCGTCGTAACTTGACGCTTGGCACATTGCACCATTTCGCAAAGCTGGACAATCCTGTGGCCTACAACAAGTTTACCGAGGAGTGTTCTAAAAAGTACATCAATGAGGACAATGTGGTGAATTGCAGTCACAACGATTTGGCGAAAGCGTGTTTTGAAAAATGCGGGACCGAGTTTGTGTGTGCAAGCATTGTCAATAATATTTGGTACCAGTACAAAAATCACAAATGGTGTCGGATTGAAGACGGTGTGTTTTTGCGACAGCGGTTGTCGGACGATTTTGTGAAAAAATTCGAGGATATTGCCAAAGATATTATGGCGACAATGTCGAAAAATACCGATGCCAGTCAAAAGGATTTGTACGTCCAAAAACACAAACAGGTGTTTAAACTGATTTCCAACCTGAAAAATTCAACGTTTAAAACCAATGTAATGCGCGAATGCAAAGAGGTGTTTTATGACGAACGGTTTTTGCAAAAACTTGATAAAAATGCGTGGATTATTGGGTTTAAAAACGGCGTCTACGATTTAAAAAACCACATTTTTCGTGCAGGTTTTCCGGAAGATTACATTTCGTTGCAGATGCCGATCGATTATTCGGATTACGACGAGAATCATCATATGGTGAAGGAAGTGCACAACTTTTTAGAAAAGATTTTTCCCGACCGCGATGTGCGTGACTACTTTATGAACGTGTCAAGCGAAGTGTTTGTGGGTGGCAATCAGAAAAAGCACGTCTTGTTTTGGAGTGGCGAGGGTGACAACGGCAAAAGTGTGACTCAAACGTTTTTTGAAAAGATGTTGGGAGAATACGCCATTAAATTGCCAACGTCGTTAATTGTGGGGAAAAGAAGCATGAGCAGCGCGGCTTCGCCCGAACTCGTCCGATGTGTGGGTGTGCGATGGGCCATCTTGCAGGAACCGGATAAAAAGGATGTGATCAATATTGGTATCTTGAAAGAGTTGTCGGGTAACGATACGTTTTATGCGCGTGGCCTTTTCCAGAATGGTGCGGAGATTGAGCCGATGTTCAAGCTGGTGGTGATTTGCAACGACCCGCCAAGCATTCCGTATAGCGACAAGGCGACATGGAATCGTATTCGTGTGGTGCCGTTTGAGGCGACATTTGTGAGCAATCCGCCAGAGACGTTTGAGGAGCAGTTGTTGCAGAAACGGTTTGCAAAGGATCCGTATTTTATGGAGAAGATTCCGGATATGATCAAGCCGTTTGCGTGGGTGTTGCTGAACCATCGCAAGAAGGGGTACAAGTTTGTGGAGCCGGAGAAGGTGACGTTGGCGACCGAGTTGTATCGCAAAAAGAACGATACGTACAGACAGTTTTTGGACGAGCGTGTGGTGGAGGACGCGACAAGCAAGGTTACATTGGACGATTTGTATGTGGGATTCAAGGATTGGTACAAGGATGCGCAGCCGGGACAGCAGATTCCACCAAAGTCGGATGTGAGGGAGTATTGCACAAAGGCGTGGGGCGACCCGGAGCGACGAGGCACGTGGCCGGGAAGAAGGTATGTGACAGATGGGGAGGAGAAGGAGGATCGATTTACGGTGGGCGGCGCGGAACTGGCAGACCCCTAAGCCCCTTTTTAACAAAAAGCGGTACCAAAAATGAAAGCAAGTTTAATTTAAAAATTTTAGAAATCTAAAATTTTTTTGAAACCAGTTTAACCTATAAAGTAAACCCTTAGGTTTAACCTAATGGTTCGATTTATAGGTTAATATTGCCTTGAAAATCTTATATTAGGAGATCTAGAAAGATGTACCATCACACTCCATTTATAAAAAACATCCCTTATTTTTAGCAGTTTAGTACGTATTTTTAAAACTGGTTTGACCTGTAAATTAAACCCTTTAGTTTAACTAAAGAGTTTGATTTATAGATTAACATTGCTTTGAAAATCTTATAATATGAGATGACCGTCAAACTATCAAAGCGTTTGTAAGCCTTGTTAAAACTCGATGCAAAGTACAAATAGAAAAAAAGAATTGAGATTGGGATTATAATACTAATTATATGTAAAGATTTTGTTTACTTTTTTGTTTACTTTTTCGTTTACTTTTTCGTTTACTTTTTCGTTTACTTTTTCGTTTACTTTTTCGTTTACTTTTTGAATTCTTGAATTTTGAGTCTGAAATACCGTAACATAAAGTTAAAAATATATCGATAAATTCAATAAATTTTGTTGAAACATGTGTTGTTATGTCTTTTTTTATACTATTAATTTCATCAAGACCGTTATCTTCTAATGGTTTTCCTTTTGTAAAAAATATTTGTTGTTTTTTTATACACAAGTCTATAAGTTTATGTACTTCTTTTATAATATCTGACCTGTCATTTACTTTATCGTATAATTCAGCAAAAACTCTAAATAAACATACTATATCTTTATATCTATCTTTATCTGTATGAATTTTTTGAGACCTTCCAAAATCAATAATTACTAAATCATACATACCTGTTTTATCATCTTTTACAATCATAATGTTATTAGGGTGTAAATCAAGATGATTATACTTTAAAGAATGAATACAATATAAACCATCTACTAGTTGATTAATTAAATGCCAAAAATTTAATTCTGACAATGGTTCTTGAATTGATAAAAAAGTTTCTAAAGTAATGCCATTAACATAATCCAATAATATGGCCAAATATTCCTTGGAATAGCCTAGAATTTTATTTACATTATCACATTTTTCAATAGCCTCTAATATTTTCCTTTCACTCGTTTCTTTAAATATTTTTTTAATGATGTATTCTTTGCCATCTTTATCTTTTACGATATAAATAATACCATCTTCACCGCTTCCAATTTGTCTATCAATTATATAGTTTGTTTTACCTATAACATATATATTTTTATATCGTTTTTCTAACTTTTGTAAAATTTGTTTACTTTTAACATCATCAGGATATTCTTTAATATGTTTTTTTAAATCTTCAATATTTTGTAGAATACATGTTTTACACATTTGGGAATTACATGTACAAAAATTATGTATCATTTAGTTATTATGTTAAATATATAATTTTATTTTGAAATTATATATCCATATTAGTAGGCCCAAAAAATATTATAGAAATACCTTTTTGGTGCCGCTTTTTGTTAAAAAGGGGCTTAGGGGCTTAGGGGCTTTGTGAGTTAAATGCGTGGTGATAAAAGCCAGATATTTGCAGCAAGCAATGCAGAAATATAAATTTTCCAAAAATTATAAAAAATTCGGCGGTTGTTTTTACAGATAAATCGTCACGATCTCTGGACATCAAAAAGATGGGGCCGGCGCTGATAAGGCCAAAAAGAATCATTTCAAATAAAAATACGACTAGCGTGGGCATACCACCAGTTCGTGTATAAATGGGTGTGGTGTTCATTACAAAAAAAGTTGAGAACACCAATGCAAAGAATGATCCGGCGACTAAGGCAATCATCATAATTTCGGTGGTGCGACCAAAACTTTTGGACATTTTGTCAGAATACGACATTTCTTCGTCAACAACTTTTTCACAGGCTTTTTCGTCATCCGATTTAGGAGGCGACTTTTTAAATGTCCAAGAATAAAATCCGCTAAGTTCAAGAAGGTAATTAAGTATAAAAAATACAATAAAGACGACAATGGACATTTTGACAAGTTGTTCAAATGAATAGATGGTGTTGCGGAGATAACAGACAAGTAAGAAAGGTAAGAGACCAGAAACGGCAAAAATAAGCGATTCAGTGAAAAAAGACCAAGGCTCTTTTTTAATGAGTCCGGGGTCTTTATAGAGCGAGTAGTTGACGATGGCAAGGATAATGATAAAGATGAGACCAAGTGCTTTTAGAAAAAAAAGATTTTTTTCAAAGATATCGTAGGCGTAGCCTTTGCCTTTCATTGTTATTAAAAAATCCTTAAAGTATTGTTGGATATTTGCAAAAATGCCTGTATCTGTACCATCAGGACCGTCTGTAATGATGGTTTTAACGGCTTCACCAAGTGACATTTATAAAATAATAAAAATTTATAAATTGCTGCGTTTTCACAAAATGGGAAAAAGCGATGGCAAAAAATATAATTTAGATAAAAAAGGATGGTATAAATAGGAGGGGTCAACAATAAATGTTTTTATTTAGATTTGGATTTTTTGTTTTTTTTAGTAATTGATTTGTGTTTTGTTTTTTTAGGGATTGATTTGTGTTTGGACTTTTTTGTTTTTTTAGGGATTGATTTGTGTTTGGACTTTTTTGTTTTTTTAGGGATTGATTTGTGTTTTGTTTTTTTAGGGATTGATTTGTGTTTGGACTTTTTTGATTTAAATTTTCCTGTAAGCCAAGAAGGCAAAGAAGGCAAAGAAGGCCAAGACGGCCGCCAAGAAGACAAAAATGAACCAGGTTTCTTATATGGTTGAGTTGTAGGATCAAATTTAGGTGGTTCCTTGCATTTATATGATGTTGTATATGTTGGGTTTGCGTCAACTACTTCTTCTTCTACATCAATTTGATTTTCATAATATTTAAATAATGGTTTATAAAATTCTAAAATAGCAATAGTATATTTTTTTACACCTTCAACTGTATACGATTCTCCACCTAATGGATTGCCCAAGTCTGCATTAGTATGAGTAGAAGATGGGGGAAATAAAGTTGATTCAAGTAAACAGACAAACAATCTAAATTCAATTGTAATTTCATAATCAGAATTTTGTTCTTTTTCAAATTCAAATATATCGTGTGGATTATCATCATCTTTTAATAGTTGTTTGCCTTTTAGATTTATATCTTTGTATAATACACAACAATCTTTAAATATATCGCAATCTGGCGTATTGCTTATTATTTCTTTTAAAAGTTTTGATAATTTATAATATAAATACATTATTAGTGTACGAGGTTTTACATGAAAAAATGATTTAAAATAATTTTCTGCAAGAAATGTTTCTTTTGACTGTTCTGGTTCTTTTCCATCTTTAGGTAAACACATAGATTTAAATTCTTTATCGTAATCATCGTGTGATTTAATGTACATATTTATATACACTATAAATCCCCAAAAAGATAGTAATTCTCCAAATAATCTATCACTTGACTCCCATTTTAACTGAAAATCTTTAGAACTACTACTATATTCATCTATAGTTGCTTTTAATATATCATCTCGACATTGAATGAGAGTGTCTCTAAATTTGATAGCACTAAAAGTTTTAAAATTTTCTAGAGTAAAAGGTTTTAATATTTTAGTAATATGTGCAGAATTAAAATTAAAAACTAAAAGAGTTTTTTTTAAACTGTTTACAAAAGCCGCCCTTATAATACCAATTTCAATCACTAATCGAAAATACATAAAATATATAAATGGAAAGTCAGCAATAGACATTGACATTGTTAATTGTGGTTTACCAGCCTGTTCGCACTTTGTATTAATAATGTCCGGAATGTATTCGATACGAGGGTAGTAGGTTTCAAGAATATTTTGAGGAAGAGTATATGCAATCCATTTTTGAACCTTATCTTTTCCTAGATAATATAAAGGATATTGTCTAAACTGTAAGTTTTTTTGGTATTGCATTGTTTTATATTTTTTTTTTTTTTTTTTTTTTTTTTTTTTTTTTTTTTTTTTTTATATTTTTTTTTTTCTTCTTCTTCTTCTTCTTTTACTTGTACATACAATGTATCTGTGTGATCAATTCTACTTACACATTTTATAAACTTATTAAATTCATCACAACATTTTTCAAATAGACTGTAATTAAAACCTTCCATTACACCTATTTGGGCTTCTAAATAGTAACATATATCTGTTGTGCCATCCATATCATACTTATTATTTTTATGAAGTTCTGTTGTGACTTGTAATTTACAAGTTTCATCAGGACAAAAAGCTTTAAATATAGGTTTAACTTTATCTACAAATTCGCCATAGTTGCAAACTCTTAGTCCATTAAATTCGTGTTCAACTCCCCATCTTACTTTTTGAAATATAGGAGAGGTTAATTTTTGTTTTTTTATAGGTGTTGTTGATATAGAAGATGATTTAGGTTTTGAATCAGAATTTGAAGTGGGTTTTTTTCGTTTAGTTTTTAGTGGTGATTTTGTTTCCATTTATATTTATAAAAAAATATAAATAATTAATTTTTAAAAGCCGTTCTTTATTCTAAATAATGCACATTTAAATTCATCTTGCGCCCAATCCGGTTGGCACGTCCCAGTACTTGCGTTTTTTGATAGTCGTGGAGACGGTGGTAAATAATAATGTCCGTGGTTTCCTGTAAATTTAAACCGGCGCCTGAGTGGATCGTGTTGAGCAACAGCACATTGACATTGCCGGTTTTGTACAGATCGATGGTATTGTCGCGCTTTTCTTTGGTGCCACGCAGTTCCAAGTATAAAATGTGTTTTTCTTCCAAGCATTTCTTGATGGTGGCAAACGATTCGTTGAAATTACTGAAAATAAGGATTTTTTTATTGACGGCATCTGAAATGATGCTCATCGTTTGGTAGATTTTAGTGACA